GGTGCTGATCTTTGCCGGCACGCAGATCCTGCCCGGGGATGTTGCCCAGAGAAACGCATTAAGACCGAACTTAGTGTCAAAGAGTCTCTTGTCTCCTTTATTAGCTATTGTTCTAGCCTTCTCAACAAGGAGATTCGCAGACTCTAGTTCTTTTTTACTCCTTAGCTTCAAAGCAGCCGATTGTTCTTTAAGTAATTTCTTAGCTCCGATGAGTTCTATATCTTTAAATTCTTTCTGCTTCTTAATTAACTCAGCAAGTAATCTACCTGACTCTGCCCCAGAAGTTCCTAGTATCTCAAAGTCCTTACGTATTTTTACTACTGCCCCTGCTAAGTCAGCTTGGGCTTTCTTTATTTCTTCAGGGGTAGCGTTCTTCCCTATTCTAAGACCTAATGCCTTTTCGACATTAGCCCCTAAGTCCTTTCTGGTTTCTGCTAATTTAGCTCTACGTTTATCCCCAGCTTTGAAAATATCCTCGGTTAGTTTCTTTTTCTGTTTAAGAATTTCAAGGGATTTCTTCTCAATTTCTGCATCCGATTTAGCTATATCATTAGCTTGTAAAAGGGTGCCGTTTAGGGCAATGGCTAATTTAGCTTTCTCTTTTAGGAATTCAGTTGAATCCACCTTCTCTTGTGCTTTGATGACTCCTATACGTGCTTTGTCCTGAGCAGTCAAGGATGCACCAGCTTTCTTTTTTATGTCTGCTATCTTGGCTTCTTGACTTGCCTGTTTAGCTTGGAATGATGCTTCTAGATTTCCTTGGTCTTTTATAATTGCTAATCTGTCTTCCCCTTTAGCAGGTTTAACTATATTCAAGCTTAATAGTTTTTCTCTAAATCTATTTATGTTCTTCAGTTGGTCTTTTAAGATTTTTGACCTGTCCTTTACACCTCTTTTGAAAATATCAATAGACTCTGGCGTAGCAAATGCCTTATTAAGGTCAATACCTTTACCTTTGGCTAAGGTATCTTTTATCTTTTTAAAAGCCGCATCAATACTTTTTTGAAGAAAAGGAATCTTTTCATCTAATTTCAGACCTTTAAATTCTATATTAAATTTCTTATTTGTGAACCTGTCTTGAAGCGATTCTATTTGAGATTGCAAGTCAGCAGATTGAGTCTTGAGTTTTGACAAGAAGGATTCCAATTTACGGATACTACGGTCAGCTGTTGCTGCTACAATTTCGAAACTCTTCTTTATAATATTATTTGTCTCTTTTATTTGCCCACGTATGAATCTCTCTGCCTGGAAAAATACTGCCCTCCGTTTGGCTACAGCCTGTAACTCTACCTTCAGTCTGTCCTCTTGGAAAACTTTAATTATCTTTAATGTCTTGTCGAAAGTATCTTGTCGACTCTTAATAAGTGCATTGGATAATTGTCTTTCTGTTTCTTCCTGTTTTCGTGCTGCAACTTTAGCACGTTGAATGAGTGTATCTATTGCTAGTTTTGCAACGGTACCTAATGCAACTGCTACTCCAATTCCAACTGCTGCAAAAGATGCACCCATCTTTGCTGTCTCTAATTTTGTCAGTTTGGAAAAGGTTCTTATCTTTTTACCGAAGCGGTCAGTTACAGTACCTGTTATTGCGAATCCCCTAGATAATGCTACCAAGGCAGCTCTTGCTGAACCTATTGCTGTAGCAGCTTTGAAGATTCCTTTAATTAGAAGAGTGAGACCTGCTGCAGCAACAAGAGACCTTGACGAAAAGGTTTCAAACGTGCTTGCTGTTCCATTTATCAATCTTTTAAGAATATCGAACTGGCTAATAAGAACTTTAGCTGCCCCTGAGAATCCACCAAGTGATTCTAAAGATTTATCTACATTAACTGCAAGTTGCTGGAATGAATTTCCCACATCTTCAACGAGTAAGTTCCTTAATTGATTCCCTATTTTCTGGAATTGGAATCCTAGAGCATCCTCAGTGACCTTAGCTCCATTCTTAAACGTGTCAGCTGCTTCGAATCTTATTTTTCTTAGGTTCTCTGCGAACGCGTTACCATTATCTTTTGCCAGAGCCATAGCAGCTGCTATAGACCTGACACGTCCAAACAGTTCTGCCATCTTAGTGGCACTACCGTTAGCCTCACTGATAATCTTTTTTAGTGTCCCAACGAATCCGAAGGTCTTAATAGCGGACTCACCTGATGATACACCTAGTTTTTCAAATAAATCTTTCATAGCTGTAGTTGGCTTCAAGAGTTTCAACAAGACATTCCTAATACCTGTTTGGGCTTCTGCTACAGGCACACCTTGAATCGTAACTGTCGCCAGTGCAGCACCTAGCTCTTGCTGAGACACACCTACCTTATTCGCAATAACGGCAACTCGACCAAAGGTATTAGCTAGTTCAGACACACGTAGACGACCAAGCTCAACAGTCTTGAACAAGACATTCATTGTCTCCTGAACATCCGAAGCTGGTTGGTCAAAACTATTTAGTGAGGCTGACAAAAGATTCACTGAGTCAGAAAGAGAGGATACTCCGACACGAGAGAAAATAGCTGCTTTCTTTACGAAAAGAATAGCTTCTCCTGATTTTGCAATTTGATTAGACAGGGTTTGATATACGGATTCAGAAACATCTTTTAAATCCCTGTTAGAAATATCGGAGACCTTTCTTATCGCCTTAGCCCAAGATTCAGTTGTATCAACATTTTTATCTGAGATAGATTGTATTTCAGATATACTAATAGAGAGGTCAGTTGCAGCTTTAATTGAATCCCTCATAGCAAAAGTTATTAAACTTATGCCTCGCCTAATTTCCTGAGCTGCAAATAACCTAGACACACTCTTCCAACTTAGCAGAATAGAACTTGTAGCACGTTTTGATACATTAGCTGCTCTCTCCTGTTGGACCCCAAACCTATCAACTTCCTTATTGACTCTCTTCAATGCAGCTGCAAGAGGTGCTGTTTGTTTTCCAAACTTAGCAGTTGAATCATTAAGTCTACCTTGAACTACTAGGAGTGAAGATTCATTTGCACCTGTTTTTTCTATAACCTTGGCTAAGTTCTGTTGTGCTTTTGCTAATGCAACCGTGTCTGCTATAGTTTTGCCTTGTGAAAGTTTACCTACTACTGATTTGGCAATAGTCTGAGACCTTGATGCATTGGCTATTTTCTTTTTGTTCTCAAGAATCTTAGCTGTCTCCCTATCGGAGATAGCAGTTGTTTTAATTTGAGCTTGTCCAAATTTTTCTTGGGCTAGAGTAAGATTATTTAATGCAACACCTAACTCACTGAACTTTCCAGTTACAGTCACCCCTCTCCCTACTTGGTCAAGGATAGTAGCAAATTCTGATTTCCTTACATTTAGCTTTACAGTGAGTTCTGCAATTTTAGCTACTGCCTTAGATAAACGATTTATTTCCTGCTTCGACCCATCTTTCCTGCCTCTAAAAGGTCTAATTACTTTGTCGGTAAATTTCCTGGCTTCAGCTGTTCGGTCTGCTACCCTTCTAGCTTCACTTCGTTGAGCTTTCCTTTTAGATATTTCGGCATCTGATTTCTTTGTTGCCCTTTCATTCTCTTTCTCAAGTTTCTTGAGACCATCACCTATTTTTAAAAGATTCCCTACTGTCTCTAAGGACTCTTTCTTTGAGATAGAGATTCTCTTAGCTGCTTCTTCAGCTGCAACGGAACCAAATTGTTTTTCTGACTGAATAAGTTGACCTAGTGCAAGACCTAACTCCCTGAACTTTCCAGTTGGAACTACACCTCTCTCTACCTTCGCAAGCTCCTGTGCAAATTCCGATTTCCTTACATTTAGCTTTACAGTAAGCTCTGCAATTTTATCTAAGTTATTGCTTAAAGTTCTTAGTTCTTTTTGAGAACCATCTGTCCTCCCTCTGAAAGGACTGATTCTTGCCTGAGTAAATTTCCTGGCTTCGGCTGTTCGACTAGCAACTCTGCTGTCTTCCGCTCTCTGTAATTTCTGTTCCTTCAAAGAGTTGGTCAGTGCATCGACTTTTTTCTTAGTCTGGGATATTGAGTTGCCTAGAATTTTATACCCTGTGGCAGACTGCCCAAGTTGCACTGTTACTGTTTGGTTAAGAGCATTCAACGCTGTTAGTGTGGCTACAAACTCACCCGCTTTATTCTGTGCAATAGATAACTTCTGCCCTAGAAGATTCGCTGACCCTTGAAATTTATCCACCAACTTAGAAGCTTGAGCTAGGTTCTTCACCCCATTGAACTCGGCTCCAAATTGAATAATTAAATCTGACTCTGGCATTAAATCTCCTTCTGAAATTCAACAGTGATAAAGTCTTTCGCCTTCAACCCTAATCTTTTCTTCATGTTTTTTCTCATAAATTTGTTGTAAGACTTTGTCCCTAACTCAAATGACCTCCACGGTCTTGGCTTCTGGAATTTACCTCTTGTTTTTATTAGGTCATTAAAAACATAATGCTCTACCCGGGTTCCGAATCTTATTGTTATGCCTGTTTTCCTGAACTTAACAACAGGTTTGATTCCCTGAGCCTCACCTTCAGCTACTCTACTTTTTCTCGTAGGGCTTATTGGGACGGCTACTCTAAGGAATCTCCCTAATGGTTTAAGACTTCCTCGTGCCTCACCTGTAAGGACTGGAGGGAGTTCTTTCTCAAGTATTGTCCTAAGAAACTCCCGCATTCCAGCCCTAACTGTCCCCTCCACTTTCTTTTTAAAGGTCTTATTTAGAGTCTTCTTTCCGAAAGAAATATTCCCTACTTTAAATTTAAATCTTAGAGGCACTTTTAATCTCCATTTCTCTGGCATGCTCCTGTTCCCTTATGGTTTCATATGATAGGAGCATTGCCTGGTTCCAAGCTGTGTTCTCATAAAAATCTTTTTTTATGTTTGGTGGTAACATACCGAATCTTTCACACACACGATAAATACTATATGTATATGTTCTGGATGGGGGCAGGACTAAGGTTCTACCTTTACTCCCCCCGAAGCTAAAAAAGATTTTCTAACCTCATCTAGCATAGCCTCATCTAGTGAATTGGCTTTGTTAAAACCATCCATTAAAAGACTCTGTTCTACTTGAAAGATTTTAGATTCTCTTAATTCAGATTCCCATTCTTTCCATGTTTCTGGGTTCTGCATATTGACTCTTTCCCAAGTCAAATTAGGTGTAGCTGAGATAGACTTGAGGAACATCCAATGTAACATAAGCACTTCTCTCTCAGAAACAGCATCTTTGTATCCTTCGGATGTTACGTTTGCAAATGTAGTCCCATCTGCACGTGTAGTTATAGGCGGAGTAGGCTCTGGACAGAGCTTCTTGAACTCGTCCAGAGATTCTACTGCCTTAAAATAAAACCCTATATCACCCTCCATCCGAGGGAGGACCACTAACTGCACGTTAGGTTCTTCAATTTTCTTTCCATTAATTTTCATAATTTCACCTTTATAAATTTAGAGATAAACTCTTAGTTAAACGCTGATTGATTTCAATACAGCTGGTCTTAAAATATTACATTTTCCAGATACGCTAATTTGGGCACCTTGAACATCGTGAGCTAAACTTTCCCATCTGAAGTCTGAGAAAGTTAAAGTCTCATCTTCAACCACACCATTTGCACAAGGGATGTCAAAGAAGATTTCAAGGTCAACCGCATAAGGCTCACAGATATCTGTGGCACTTGTTACCCAACCAGATGCATTTCCGATCTGCTTGAGAGCGTCCTCAGCACTTGGAGGTGCACCTGTCGCTGACCCACCAGTAATCTCCTCCCATTGGAGGTCAAAACTGATTTCCAATGGCACTTCATCACCTTGTCTTACTGTGTCCAATTTTCCTTTGTCCAGTTTGTAATCCATATTCTGTGCTTCTGTCCACTGAATGTTACCTTCACCAATCTTAATGATTAACTCATTAGGTATTGGGGAGGTCCCATCTTTGATTTTCATTGTTACGTCTTTTAAGTCTACCAAAGCCATATAATTCTCCTTTATTAAGGCTGTGTAAATACTTGCGAGTATGTTGCTTCTACTGTTGATTGTTCTATTTTAGTTGAGGGATTCGGTGTTCCAAAAAAGGTTGTTCTCAAGTCAGTCCCTATAGCATTATTTTGGATTGCAAGATTAAGAAATAAGCTACTATCACTTTCAGGGTCAATTATATCTTTAGTAGGATACTTGTATACTGGGATACAACTGTCAAACAAAGATTCGGCAATACCTTCAAGTAAAGCCATACCATGAATCTGCGTATCATCTCTCAAATGATTGACTCCAATGTCTACAGTTACTTCGACCTTCCAACATCCTTTACTTGGATTTGTGAATCTTGGTCCGTCCATTCTAAACTCCAACCAATCCTGCTTATCGTTTGTCATTCTCTTCTGACCTTCAATATACATGAAAGTATTCTCTAACGCAGAAGCATCTGCGAAGAATTTTGACACGGATGCCAATATCCATTTCGTCCAGCGTTTATTAACTTTTGACATTAGATGAATCCAAATTTACATTGTTATTCAAAACAGCAGAGTGAGTTTCCTCTGGAAGTTGACCTTCAACAGCTACGCCTTCTATGATTAATGTTCTGTCGTTTTCTGGTTCACGTATGCTCTTTAAAGAATACTTCTGATTCTTATGAAGAATAACATCATTCAAATCAGGTTCATATCCTTTTAAGAGTCTGCGTTCTATCACGAAGATTCGAGACTTCTCGTCATATGCATCTCCGAACTTAAACCCTTTTCCGAAAAGTCTAACCTCCTTTGGCATCATAATAATGGCACGTCTTACTTTTGTAATTTGATAATTTACAACGGAGGACCCGTCAATCAAATTAGTAGAAGTATTCAATAATTTATAGATAGACAGTGAGCCACCAAATTGCCGTGTCAAACGGTATATCAGGGCTTTCTGTTGTTGCGATATATTATTTTGAACCATTACTATTTGCCTCGGAGGTTAGATTTTGCTTACGTAAGGACGACCATACCAAGTCTAGGGTCAAGCACAGCAGTTCCCATAAGAAGGTCTACTGTTACTATTGCACCTTGAGCATTTGGGTCGTAAGAGATTGAAACTCTAATTGACAATCCATCCTGTGAAGCTACTGCAACACTTCCTGGGACTGCACCCGCTGGAATGGCAAGTGGACGTGAAACTAAAGCAAGGGCATCACCATGTAATGCAAAGTTATAGTTTCCTTTTGGTCCAAGTCCAAGAACATCATTATCCGCAACTGCAGTAGCTAGGTTCTTAGTAAGCTCAGTTGTTACAAGACTTGGACTATCAAAAGCCCCATATGTTTGGGAATTAAGGGCGTGGGTGATAAGCTGACCTATTTGAGGAGCAGCTGTGATTCCGTCAATGTTAAGTGTTCCTTCATAACCAACACCATAACCACTAGCATTATTCACAAGTGCTACTTTTGTTGCAATGACTACTGCATTGTCATTAACAGGTGAGGTCAAAGCAGGACTCACAGTGATAGAAGTTGTATCTATTCCAAAGGTTCTTGCTACTACACGGAGAGGTCTATCATCTCCAGCGATTCTAACCCAGCTACCTACAGCAACATCAACACCTACAAAGTTATCTACAGTGAGAACTGAATCCCCGATAGCATATCCAGCTACGTTATTAATTGCACCAATCTGTTCATTGCCATCAGCAATAATTTCAGGAGTGCTTTGAGCTTGAGTTATCCAAGTATTGAGAACTTTACCAAGTGAGGCTTCCCTAAGAGCAGTGCCTGCATCTCCAGTTCTATTTGCATCAATAAGAGCAGGGTCATTTAGAAACTGTTCTTCTGAATTAGGTCCAACAACAAGAAAACGACCATCACGTGGTGCTTTATTCTGGTTGAACTTTTTGTTGATGCTAGTCATTAGAGTCCTACTTGCAGCAGTTCCGAATCTTCCTACAACATTTGGTAAAAACTCATATACTTGAGCTGCAAGAATATCATCAACACCCTGTGTGATGGAATTCATAGCAGGGGCTAAATGGGTTTTAACCAAGCTTTTGAAGGAAAGGCTTTGCTCCTTGTCACCTAGTTTAAATGAAGTATGCAGGTGTTGGTCAAGGACAACTGGAACTTTTGTAACTGATGCATCTTGAACAACAATGTTGTTTCCTGTAACTTTACGTTTGGCTTTGAAGTCATTTGGTCGACTTGCATTGACTGTGTCACCCTGTTCTTTGATTTCATTTTCAAAATCACGATGTACAATGGATCCAAGAACCATTGTGTTTTTTAGAAGTCTGAGGGATTCGTTTGCCCATACTTGAGCGATTAAGGCTGTATTATCATTAGCCATTTATTTTCTCCTTTAAGATTTAATTGTTTACAGTTCAGGCATCCCGTGTTTCTCTACATAATTGTCCCACTCTTCAGCGGACATTTTTGCAAAGTCAGGTTTCCCTGCAGGTGCTTTATCATTCATTATTAGACCAAGCCCCTGTGTCTTGGTTGTTGAGAATAGATTGCCATATCGGTCAGGCAACTGAGTCATTCTCGTTACTGCTTCCTGGATAGACATATTGACATCCATTTCTTTACCATCCTCACCCACATCTGTAAAAGTAACTTGAGTGATTAGCTTACCAGTTTCTTTACCTTCCTCATCTAACTCAGGGACAAGTTTGGCTCGTCCACCTAAATGGTCTACTATGTTCTGAGGATTGAAAGCATTCGCCTTAACGGCTTCTGATTCAATAGAAGAAATTATTGTTTCATGAGTGTATCTTCCTTTCCACTCTTCAAGGTCTTTAGTTAATTTCTCCAGCTTCAACTGGTATTCTTTTTGCTGCCTCTCAAGATTCTCTTTTGCAATGTTTTCTTTTGTTTTACCCATGTTCCGTAAGTTTTTAACTTCTTCCTCAAAGGAAGCCCGTTCTTCATCGGAAAGTGAAGATTTAGATTGGAGAGATTCAATTTTAGTTAGCATTTCATCTCTCTGCTCAAGCCAGACTCTTTTCTCTTTTGCAATGATACTATTCATTTGTTCTTGAGTCAGCATCTTACCTGTTGAAGATGTGTTGGTTTCAACGGGGTCCTCCCTGGTCTCCACCGTCTTGTCTACTACTGGGTCTGAGATTGGTTTCACGTCTGTCATATTCTAGTCCTTATACCCTACTTAGTTTAATACCTCTTATATCTGCTAAGAATGGCATTAGATATCTCCAAGCAGTATTACTTGGGATACCTGCAGCTATATTAGCAGTTGGTGCATCATCGTAGGTGGCTGATGCATCAGAGTGTTTGAAACTCTTGACATTAAGATTCTGGATTTCTAAATCTGGATTCACATTGTCAAGATATGTAAGAGCCAATTCGATACAAGCGAATTTCACTTTCTCAGGGACAGAGGAGTCGGGGGTTGGTGTCGCTGTATCGGACACGGTGTTTCCTTCTGCCACTCGAGGAAATTGATTCTCCTGTAATGGGTCAGCCTTACATCCTGCGAAATTTAAGTTATCTATTGCCTTTGTTGCTATGTTCAATGCTATTTGTCTTTCGTTTATATCTGCTTCGGTCCAGGGAGACTGGTTGATTGGCATTATGTATTTTGAAACATAATCTGTGCCTTCTATCTCTGTAGCATAATTTGGCATTATCTATTCCTCCCTTTCCCTCTTAATTTCTTTCCTTTTAGTTTAGCTATTTGTTTTTCATCCCTAGATGAATCTGGGTTTACATCTAATTCAGGAATTCCTCTGGCACCCATATTGGGTAGGTCGCCTTTCCCTTTTGTCTGAGCTTCCATAATAAGCTCAGCTTTCTTAACGCCCTGTAAGAAAGCATCCTTACCTTCTTCTTTCGAGAAGCCACTGACTTCAGAGAAGGTCTCAGAGGTAATGCCTCCTTGATTTTTAACATCAATAAGAAATTGTGGGTCTGCAATTATGTAGTTAGCACTGTCAATTTCTTTCTCAATTCTCTCTAAAGTTTCATTAGAGATTTTATCAGCTATAGTGATTTTCACTATCTGCTTCGATACTTCCTTTTTAAAAGTCAGAGACGGAATGGTCCCGATGAGTTCTCTTTTATTTTTAGCCTCAGCATGTCTGTCCGACTCTGACTGTAGGGAGTATTGGGAAGGGTAAAAGATTGTAACATATTCAGGATTCACCTTATCTTCGTATAAAGAAAATATATTTGCTAATTGCCTCTCTCCCAGTTCGAGCGACATCCCTATAAAACTAAGACCTGCTTCCATATTAAGGACATTTTGTTTCTTACTATCTGCAGAAGCCGATACAGGATTCAGTTCAGCTACACTCAAGAAAGTCAGGATTCGTATTTCACGTTTCAACTGTTCCTGTTTGTCCATACTAACTTTGACGGGGTCAACTGGAGGTGCAATGAATCCAGGTCTGTCAAGTCCTTGGAGATAAGTTCTACCATCTGTATTCCCTACTTTAATCTCTGGTTTAGTTGGACCTACTGAACCTATACTTGTCCCATCAATACCTCCACTTGATTGCTGAAGTAAATGTTCCTGCCCTAACTTAGAGCTTTGTTGTTCAGTGTAAAATGGGAAATTACTTTTTAAGAGGTATGATAAGTCAGATGAACCTAGATTCATCAAAGCAATCTGCATGTCAGCTGTGTTCTTTAAGAGGCTATCTCCTATATCAAAAATAACAAATGGTATTTTAGGTATCTCTAGTATAGAAGTTGAAATCTGTTTTCCTTTTGAATCAAAGAACATTACATTGACAAACCTTTCACCTGCAGGGTTCAACTCTAAACTAAGATACCTGTACCTGACATCACTCCCAGAAGGTAATCCAAATTCATCATCTATAACTGGATTCACATCTCTAAGAAGAAGTGCCACTAACTCAGATCCCTCCTGGGACTCCGTAAACTTCCAAGATAAAATGTTCTCTGCTTGATATATATAGAAATAAGGATGGGAGTTCTTAACGTCATATAAAGACGAGCCAGCGAAGATAGCATTGTCGACATAGACACCGACCTTCCCTATTTGGGTGAGTTCGGGTAAAATTTCAGTAACAACAAACTGATTCATTTTACTGTCATGACGATTCACCCCACCTAGATTCCCTTTTACTGACTCCCTATAGGTAAAGGGTCCACCTTTTCTGACGACAGAACCTATACGTTGGGACACAGCATTTTCAATTTCTTTAACAGCAGCTTTAGCAAACGCAGGAATATACGTCATAGCCTTACGTAGTGCGAAATCAGTTGAATCCTCCCTGGCACTAAGTTTCTCGAGGTATTTGTCCCTGAAAGAACATTCGCTATTATACGTGAGTCTGTATTTCTCCCACAGGTCAATGTTACACGAATAGTCAGGATGTCTTATATCTATTATTGACATCAAATCACTCCTTGTATATTTTCATTTTCTGTTTTTAAAGTAACCACACCTAGAGCTACTTCACAATATACTCTTGCAAAT